AAGCAGCCGTCATCCCGCGCCGGCGCCACGCAGACCATCGCGTTCGATGCCAGCGCGGCGATAACCAGCGCATTCGGTCCCGAAACCTATCAGCTCCGCCTCGTCGCGGATTCCGCCTGTTGCTACCGGATCGGCAACGGCACGCAGACCGCGACGTCAGCCGATATCTTCCTGCCGGCAAGCGTCATCGAATATGTCATCGTCAGTCCGGGGCAGAGCATTTCCGCCGTCAAGGCTGCCACCAACGGGCTCGTCACGGCGACGGCAGGCACGTTGTGGGTCACGGAGATGTCGTGATGGACGGCGTCCTAATCCGTCCTCATCTCGACAGCAACGGCAGGGACCTTGCGATCGAGCGCGTCCAGGATGTCGAGCCGATCCTGGAATGGACCAGGCAATCGCGCTGCGACGAACAGCACGGCGATTGGGGACGCCACGTCGCGCGCATCCCCAACGTCATCTACGTCAAATGGCTGGATGAGGAACACGCCAGGGGCAACACATCGTTGCGGATGTTCACGCCTGAGTTCGATCAGGTTGTCCAGAAGAAGCTTGACGACCCGGAATGGGCCTACCTGCGAACCGACAGGCCCAAACTGCAAGCCGGCTGGTCAGCGAGGTTATCGTGACACAAATCGTCGACGCCCCATCGTTGCAGGATGCCGTGACCGAATATCTCGCAAGGGATCAGGATGCCACGCTGATCGCGCGGATTCCGACCTTCATCCAGCTTGCGGAAGCAAAGTTCAACCGGCAATTGTTTGTCCGTCAGATGGAGGAGCGCGCAACCGCGCTGGTCGACACCGGATCGAGTGAGCCGGAATTCATCTCGTTGCCTGCTGATTTTCAGTCGATGCGGCGCGTTCGACTGTCCAGCGTGACGGGAAAACCGAGTCTCGAGTTCAAGTCCGGTCTCCAGATGGACGAATACCGGTTCTTCACCGCAGATATTGCGGCGCAGCCGCGTTACTTCACGGTGTTCGGCGGCGAGATCGAATTGGCGCCGACGCCGGATCAGAACTACACCGTTGAAATGGTGTATCGCGGCAACGTTCCACCTCTTGGATCCAATACCAGCAACTGGCTGCTGACGCTGGCGCCCGATCTGTATTTGTACGGGGCGCTCCTGGAATCCGCGCCTTACATCAAGGAAGACGCGCGCATCCAGACCTGGGGCCTCGGCTTCACCACCGCTCTGAACGATTTGAACAATCTGGGACTCGCATCGACGTTCAACGCCGGGCCGATGACAGTTCGCGTCTCCGGGCGAGTCATCTAGAGCCGTTCCGATTGAATCGGAACGGAGGCTCTAACTCTCTATTTTGACGGGTTTTCTTCGGGCGAACCGGTGTTTCACCCCGCATCAGGGGCAGGGGCAGGCTTTCGCTTGAAAGCGCTTTAGGGAATCAAAAATCAATGGCATCGTTCAGCAAGTTCAATACGTTTGTCGGTGACGTGGCGCACGCGCTGCATGACATGAAAACCGGCACGGCCCAGGTCTACAAGGTCTATCTGACCAACACGCTCCCGGTTGCCACCAACACGGTCTACAACACGCCCGCCGATCTTTCGACCGCGAACGGTTACACGGCCGGCGGCACGACGATCGGCACAATCACGGGCGTGCTGACGTCAGGCACCTTCTCATTTTCCGGCGGCACGAACCCGGCATGGACCGCCTCGGGAGGATCGATCGGTCCGTTCGAATATGCGGTGCTCTACAATTCGACATCGGCAACGCAACCGCTGATCGGTTGGTGGGACTATGGAGCGGCAATCACGCTGACCAATGGCAACACCTTCACCGTGAACCTTGGTTCACCAATCCTGACGATCACCTGAGATGGCGGCCTTTCTCGACGGGTGCCGGTTCAATCCAACGGCCGGCGGCACAACCGATTGGACCTATTCATCGGCGGTGACCGGCTATCAAAGCCCGGCCGCGGCCAATGTCGTCAACGGCAGGCTCTACAAGTACCGCGCCGAGAGCAGCGACCTCAGCCAATGGGAATTGGGCGAGGGCGCATACAATACCTCCAGCGGCGTGCTGGCGCGCTCGACCGTGCTTTACAATTCATCAGGCGGTACGTCGAAGATCAACTTCACGACCGTGCCGCAGGTCGCCATCGTTGCGCTGAAGGAAGATTTGATTTCGGTCGAAGAGGTCAACACCTTCACGGCGACGCAGCAAGCGCAAGTCCGGGCCAATATCGGCGTGGGAGGTCTGAAAAATCTTTTCCGCAATGGCACGATGGACGTTTGGCAGCGGGGGACGACTCCTGCCGGCCCGCTCGGCACCTTCTTCTATACGGCTGACGGCTGGATGGTCAATTTCGCCGGGGCGGTGGGAACGGTTGCTCGCGTCTCCAACGGCCGGTCCGGCGCCTATACGCTCTATGCCCTGAAACTGACGGGAGCGACGAGTTGCACTGATGTTCAGCTCTTGCAGCGGATCGAAAGCTACATGGCGGTCCGAGCCGCTGGAAACCCGATCACGGTTCAAGCGCAGATTACCAACAATACCGGTGCTTCGATCACGCCTACTTTGACCGCGGCTCATGCCGGCTCGCAGGACAATTGGACGTCTCCGACAAACGAGTTGTCCGGCGTAAATCTTCAGGTTTGTCCAAACGGCGCGACCACACTTGTTTCGTACGCCTTCACGCCTTCGACCTCCGCGGCGAACGGCCTGGAGATCTGGTTCGACTTCGGTAACAATTTCAGCAGCAACGCCAAATCGGTCACCGTTGCGGAGGTCGATGTGCAAGTGACGCTTGGCGTTCCGACCGGCTTGAACGCAAATCCGCCGGTTCCGGAATTGCGCGAGGTCGGCGATGAAACGCGCCTGTGCCAGCGTTACTATTACGCGATGCCGTCGGCGGCTTATGGATATGCATCACCGAATTCGGGAGGATATGCTGCCTATCAACGCTATGACTTCAAGGTCACCATGCGCGCGGTGCCGACGGTTTCGACCTCCTACAGCAGCTTGGTCAACGTTGCGAGCGTCAACGCTCAGATCAGAACCGTGGACTTCATGATGGATCAGATCATTTCGACGACCACGACGAATACGACGTGGACGTTCTCGGTGACCGCGACCGCAGAGCTTTAGTGAACCGAGGATCATCCAATGCTTGGCTTTGATGCGATCGGGCGGCTCGCGCTTGGCCAGCTCTCCAGGATCGGGTTGACGAATACGGTTCTGCTGGCAGGATCCGGCTCGTTCACCGAAACAGGCGTGGCTGCCACATTTGGGCTTTTGCAAGCGTCAAGCGGAGCCTCCTGTTCTCTGACCGGCAATCCAGCGACATTCGCGGCGAAACTCGCTGCGGCTTCTATGGGATCTTATTCGTTCACTGGCAATGCTTCGATGTTCTCGATGAGGCTCGCGGCGGCCGCCGGAAATGTTGCCTTCACCGGCGGCGTCTCGGTGTTTGCGGCCAGGATAACGGCGGGCGCCGGATCATACACGGTCACCGGCAATGCAATGCCGCTGGTCACTTCGATCAATGCCGGCGTCGGCTCCTATGTCGTCACCGGCTATCCCGCAGTCTTTACGCGCGATTTCGAGGCCTGGTTCCCGAGACCGTTCGAGACCGGCGAATGGACCGGCGCAGCGTTCCGATCAGTAAGGCAACGCATTATCTTTATTTCGAGAATGATCCGCAAGAAGCGTTGAGATGGATCAATTTGGCCCTGGAGCGGGCCCATCGCACCGGCTTTTTCCGAAGAGAAGCGCTTGGCGACAAGGCACGGATTCTTTTGCAGTTGGGCCGCGGCGAAGAATTGTCCCAGGTGCTGGAGGAGATCATGGCGCTGCGAATGGCAAAGGGCGTTCCTGATATCGGACGCGAACGCGATTTCGTCGATCGGGCCCCTTCCGGGCTCATCGCAGAAGATGTTCTTGCCCGCTACAATGAATTCCGTCCGAAGCGGGCGGGAGACTCCGATGCGGACGAGCCTCCGGAATGGGAATATCCGGAAGAGGGATGAGATGTCGCGATCGCGCAGGGCGGAACCGGCGCGCTGCTGGACCGGATCTTTCCAGTATCGGTGCCCACAAAAATCCGCGACGCACTTCAAGAATCACATGGAACAAGCAATCAGGGAGCTGTCCTCGGCGCTCCTTCTTACGCAAGAGGCCGCCGCAGCATAGCGGTGCTCCACTGGGCATTGTTCGCGGCCAGCCGATGCCGCAATGGATCGTGCCCCGCCGATCTTCTGTCCACGTCGATAGTCAATCGACCTTTCGAAGAATGCGAAGACAGATCGATGCTCACACAGGCATTCGGGACAGGACACGCGCCCGTATCTTCGGGCGCAGTTGCCTCTGCACGCTTGATTGAAAACGCGAAAACCAATCCGATCAAAGAAGGACATTAAAGCCAATGGGCGGAACATCGACAACCTCGCAAACGCAGCAATCGCAGACCGCGCCATGGGAAGCGGCGCAACCGATGCTGCAGGGCATCCTCGGGCAGCTCGGACCACTGGTTCAAAACAGTGGATTGAATCCGACCGAAAGCAACGCGATCAGCCAGCTCTCGCAGAATGCCGCTCAGGGCAATCCTTACGCGAGTCAAATCAGCAGCTTCGCCAGCAATCTGTTGAATGGCGGAGGTGCGACGGCTCAGTCGCCCAATCTTCAAAGCGGCCTTTCGACGCTGCAAAGCCAGCTCACGCCTTATGCCAACGGTTCGATGATCGGCAACAACCCGGCTCTGCAGGCGCAGCTCGATCAAATCGCGAGCGACACGACAAATCAGGTGAACGGGCAGTTCGCGGCGGCCGGTCGTGAAATGTCCGGCATGAATCAGCAGACGCTCGCGCGTGGCATCGCGCAGGGCGAAGCGCCCGTGATCGCCGGACAGTATAACCAGGATGTCGCCAATCAGTTGAATGCCGCCAATTCCCTCTACGGTGCGCAGAACACAACAAGCGGCTTGCTGGCTGGCCTGACGCAACAGGGCCTCGCCAATCAGTTGCAGGGCGTTACCTCATCGCAGGACGCGCTCAACGCCCAGAACTACACCCCGCAACAGCAACTGGCGCTGGCTCAATTGGCGCAGCAGATTCCGGCGCAAAACCTCGGGCTGCTGGCGCAGATCGGCGTTCCCGTTGCGGGGCTTGGATCGCAGATGTCAGGCACCACGCAAGGCGCACAGCAGATGTCCGGTGCCCAGCAGTTCGGCGCCATCGCCAGTGCTATCGGCAATCTTCTGAAGGGCATAACCAGCATTCCATCCGATATGCGCTTGAAGGAGGATATCTCGATGGTAGGCTCGCTATTCGACGGCACGGCAGTCTATGGCTATCGCTACAAGGGAGCACCGGCCTATCACATCGGCCTGATGGCGCAGGATGTGGAGAGAACGATGCCCGGCGCAGTGATCGAAATCAACGGCTACAAGGCGGTGGATTATCGCGCCGCGACCGAGGCCTCCCGCAGAATGAATAGCGCTGCCTGATGGGGCTATTCGACGGCTATTTCGATCCGGATCAATTCGGCAACGGCGGGGGTTTGCTTGGTCGCCTGCTGGCGCTGCAACGGCAGCAAGGTCGGTATCAGCCGGGCGAGAGCTTTGATCGGGCGCCATCCGTTCCGCAACCCTCGTCGCCTGATTTGCATTCTCAATATCAGGCATTGCGGCCGCTCCTCGGCGATCGAAACGCGATGCTCGCGGCCATCAGTCCGTCAGTGCGTGAAGCTCTGATCGCGCAGGCTCTGGCGAACCGGCAAAATCCGGCCAACGCCGGCGGTTGAAGTCTGCGAATGCTGTGAAGAGACAGGAACCGAATGTTTCGAAGCCAGTTGGACCGTCGGTACGATCGAGACGTCCGAACGACAGGACTGGCTTGAACCGGCCGACATGGCGCGGCTCGCTGCATTGAAGCCGGCCGCTTGGCGCGATCGACGCGCCAGGCATCATCTGTGGCAATGATCGCAGTTTTGCCGGGCGTTCCACAACGAGTTCCAGCGGAGCATCAAATTATGTCAGATGAAAATGAGTCCGTGCTGACCGGCGGCGCCTTTGAACTTGCCAATGCCGGCTATCGACCGATGCCCGAGCGGGATGACGAAGAAACAACGGACGCGATTGGCAGCGACAGCGCTTCATTGCGCGAGGCGGCCGAGCAACGCGCCGGTTCGCACGACAATGTAACAGTGCGGGAATATATCGACTCGAATGGCAAGCCGGTGGCGGCAAACGAGGCGGTTACGCTAAATCGCGCCGGGCGCGATTATGCCCGTGCCATCGCAGCCGATTTTGCCGCTGCGGAAAAAGAAACGTCGATAGCGCTCGCGGCCCGCGTCGATAAGCTGCGTGCCGAGGCGTTAGCGGAGGATCCCGACGCCGCCGAGTTTTACGGCTTCGAGCCGCCACAAGCAGAAGCTGATAAACACAACGCCGATGAAACCGATTCCAGGAAAACGGCAAGCGAGCCGGCTGATCCGGACGACCCCGAGACTATCAGACTCGATCCCGAAATCGAGAAGGTGATCAATCATCCTCAGGTGCGCGCGGCCATCGAGGAGCGGATCGGGGAAGCCGAGCAGACCCGGCAGAACTATCTCGACGGGCTCGCGGCGGCGACGCAAATTGCCCAAGTCAGTTTTCTCAGCCAGTTTCCCGAGTTGGCAAGCGTCGCACCGGAAAATCTGCCCGCGACGCTTGCGCAAATGTCGGGACAGGACCCGCAAAAATTTGCGCGCGTTCAGGCGTTAGTCGCGAGCACCGAACAGTTGTTTGCGCAACAGCGGCAGGAGAGTCGCCGCCAGGCCGAAGCAGCGCGCCAGAATTTCCAGAACTATGCGCGGGCCGAGGACGCGCGGCTCGAGGCCTTATTGAAGGGTGAGCCGAAAGCGACCCAGCATGCCGTCACAAACGAGATCTTTGCCTCCGCCAAGGCCAGCGGCATCGAGCCGGCTGAACTGATCGGATTGTTCAACAGCGAACCCCTGATGCGCAACGCAGCTTTCCAGCGGATGATGTATGATGCCGGAAAATATCGCCTGGTAATGAAAGCCAGAGACGCAGCGGCCGCGAAGCCCGTCCCGCCGGTGCAGCGGCCCGGCATGGCCCGTATGCCGGGAGAACGCGAGCACGCGGATCTGCGAATGCTGAACGCGAGACTTTCAACCTCCGGTGACATCAAGGACGCGGTGGCGCTCTATAACGCCAGAAAGTCCAGCAGGCGTTAGGTGGCCATTTCTGCGCTCAGCGAGACAGTATTCCTTGTTCGCAGCGCTCGCCCTCGTCTTGCTGACCGGTTTCTTGGTTGAATTCGCGCGTGAACATCTGCGCCTCGGGAATCACGTGATCCGGGCGCGTCCTGAAAGAGGAATCCTATAATGGCCGATGACGATCGCGACTTCATCGAACGCACGGAATCCAGGAACGGCAAGCTCCATGGCAAGCCGGCTTCGTTCGACCAGATCGCCGACAATTTCGCACTTTACGGCTTGAAGAAACGCGCTGCTACGCTGGAAGATTTCGACACCGAATTGCGTGGCGAGATTGATTCCGGTTCGCATAGCCTGCGGCGCCGCGTTCGACTGTTGATGCTGCGCAAGAAGATGGGCGGCGTTCACGAAGCGCTACGCAAGGCCAAGCGCTAACAAGGGCTATGACGAACCCGGTATTAGCCCCGAATGCGCAGCGCCGATGTTCGCTAGGTGGTGCGATCTGAATGGCGCTTCATGGTGTCCTGCGGGCCCCGCTACCGTGGCGAAGTTTGTCACCGATTGCGCCTCGCTCGGGATCGAACGGCTGTGGCCGGCAGTGCAGGAAATATCGAGAGCACACGTTTCACTGGGGCTTGCGGATCCGACGCTTGGCGGTGCAGCGGCGGCCGCCATCAGTGATGTCGCCGGCATCTCGCCACCGCGCTCCTGGCCGAACGAGCGCAAGCAGCGCTTCAGGTCGCTGCCGTATGATGTACAAGTCTATCTCGCAAACCACGAGGAGCGGCGCGACAGAGCGCTGCGGCGGGCGCAAAACGAAGCCGCTATCGCCCGGCAGAAGCTGTTGGTGAGCGAGCGTCCCCTAACGGCGACGATCGAAGGAGCCAGGATCGATGATTTCAAAGGAAATAAAATTGACGTGCCCCACGACGCTTGAAGACCGAATCCAGCGAATCCGCGGCGAAATCAATGCGATTATCGACGCGAAGGCGGCCGCTGTCGCTACGGAAAGCCCGGGCGTTCCCCTGGGGGTGATCCGGAATCTCCTGACGGCGAGGGCGCCGGCGTGCCCCTGCGCGCAATATCTTGAAATCAACGGAGCATGACCGGCGACCGGTGACTATCGCAGCGGCAATTTCGTCGCTGCTTCAAGTTCAGTGATCGTTTGTGAAGCATTGATCACCTTGATGGTAGCCATGCCCATGTCGCGCGCCGGCTTCAGATTGACACCGAGATCGTCGAGATAGACGCAATGTCGGGGATCGACACCCAGCGCCTCGGCCATCATTTGATAGATGCGCGGATCGGGTTTTCGGAGGCCGATCTTGGCGGACTCGATGACATGATTGAACAGCGCCATCACCTCTGCGATGTAGAGCGACCGGCCGCCTGCGCTTCCGATCGCATTGGCGGGCAGGTTGTTGGTGATGCATCCGGTCTTGAACTTCGCAGCTATGCGCCGCAGCGCCTCGACCATTTCGGGCCGCAGATCCCCGGACAATAGCGGCAACACGTCCTTGCCTCGAACCTCCGCGCCTAGCGCCAGCGATTCCACCGCGAACAGGCGATCGAAGGCTTCGACATCGATTTCGGCCCGCTCGAATTTCGCCCAGGCATTTTCCCAGTGATTGGTCGCATTGGTACGCCTGATAATGCCCGCAGGCAGGCCGCGTTCGATCTCAAACCGCTCGAAAGCATCGAATGGCGATGTTGTGAGCACACCGCCGAAATCCCAGATCACTGCCTCAATCATCGTTCCCCGCTTATGCCAGCGCCGATCCGGGAACGGCTAGCACAGCATTCTGACCGGGGCCAGCCTCGACCGTCCGCTGGCGCCGAACGGATCATCAATCCGACTTCAGACAACCAGCAGCAGCAAAAGGCGACCCTTCGCGGTCGCCGCCTTCACTTCAGGAAAAGCCAAAATGACGCTCTACAAATGGTCGCAGACGGCCTCTTCGGACGCAACGGCGGACAGCACCATCAATTGGGCGGAGGGACAAGCGCCCTCCAGTGTCAACGATTCTGCGCGCGCCATGATGGCCGCGACCGCGAAGTACCGCGACGACATCGCTGGCGCTATCGTCACCGGGGGCACCTCCACGGCTTACACGGTTTCTTCCTACCAGGTGTTCGATACGCCG